GTGACACTAGATGGATCTCATGGATATAGTGCGGGAGATTATATATGTTTTAGCACTAGTGGTACAGCCCCAGCAGTAACGACTGCAAAATCTGTGGGTCAAGAAATACAAAGAATTGCTGCATTTCCTAGTACAAATGTAGCTAGATTAGAAAAACCTTTTAGATTTGATCACCCAGATGATTCAGCAGCTAGAGAAGTAAGTAGCGGTGCGACAGTAAAACATCATATAGATGAGGCAAGTCTATTAGATACAATGTCATGGCATGTACACATGAGAGATAGTAGTGAAACAGCTGCTAACGATTTTGATAGAAGATATGTAGGAGGCTTTGTAGGTTCTTGTAACATTTCTGCAGATGAAGGTGGTATGTTAATGACTGGTTGGGATAGTGTACAATTCTTAGATGCTTTCCATAACCAAGAAAATGTATCGCAACCTAATGTAAATCCGGGGTCTGAAGCTAATAATACAGGTGTATTTAGTGGTGACTCTTTTGCTGCAGGCATGCCAAGATTTACTGATATGTTAAAAATTGCTAGCGGTGACATATCATTACCTAGCACTGAACCATATTACTTTTCACAAGGACAAGTTAAAATTATGGGGCAAGAATTTGCTAGAGTTAGAAGTTTTAACTTAGGAATTACAAATGGTGAAGAAGCGAGATACTACATAGCCCCTAGATTTGGCAGACAAAGAGGTCCAGCTGAAATTAGAGAAGGAAGAAGAAGTTATGGATTATCTTGCACACTTGCTTTACCAGACACGGCAGCATCCGCTACGGGTATAAGCAGAAACTCAGCGACAGAGTTCTTTAAACAATTACTTATGGAAGGTAACTATGGAAGTGGGATGGAAGGATTTAATATTGAACTTACTTTCACTAGAGGCACTAATGATAGTATTCAAATATTAATACCAGCGGATTACACTTCAGCTGACGAAACAACTGGTGCTGATGTAGGACTACCAGATTCTAATGGTGACAATGGAAATGGTGCTTTCTTAACAGCAGCTCCACACCCAATCAGTGGTGAGCCTATACTACAAGTAGGTGCAGAGTTTAGTTGTAGAAACTTAAAAATAATAGTAACGGATTCAGAATACGTATACACATAGAGGAGATAATATGACAACAGAGTCAAGTCCAGCAAAGCAACCCTTTGATTTAGATAAGTATAAGATAAGTAAAGAAAATCAAACTTACACTGTCAGAGTAAATGATGATGAGTTTGATGTAGTGGTTAAACCAATGACATGGCAACTTAAAAATGAGTTGATCGCAAACTGCATGAAGTTTGATTCACAAGGTAACTCTTCTTTTGATAGTGGAAACTACATAAAAGAGGTACTAAAAGCCATAGTTGTAGAAGCACCTTGGGGTGAAACTACAGATGAATTTTTAGAATCAATCAATGCGGACTTAGGAGCAGCTTTAGAAAAATTAGTGCCGTCAGCGTTTGATGCTAGCTTTAAAGAGGTTGATGTAGTAAAAAAAGGATAGATCGATTTCTACGAGGAGTGAGCGTGTCAACAAAGGAATCGATCTTGTTTACACATTTTTCAACTGCGTTGACACTACTGGAGATGGGATTAACATATACAGAAATAAAAAATTTATCGGATGTAGAAGTTACATTGTTGTTAGCAACAAATGCATCTTTTCACGCGTTTAAAAACGAACAAATGGAAAGAAATGCCGCACATCAACAAGCAGCTTCATCTCATCCACAACATCCAAGAGGATATTAATAAATGGCAGAACAGTATGACATAAGGTTTCAATTGATGGCTGATGCAGCTACAACTGCTGCTATTCAAGGGGGTAGCCCTTTAGGTGCCACAGGAGGAGAAACACGAGAAACTAGAGACAATCAAAGAAGACAGTTACAAACTCAGACAAAGAGTTTAGCTGCTTTGGTAGGTGTGCAGTTTAGTATAGCCGCACTACTCAAAAACTCGCAAGTATTCACTGGTACTATTGGTGCTTTGTTTCAATTGTTAGGAGCATTTATTGATATTACTTTAGCCCCACTCATGCCTGCTTTTGCAAATGTTTTATCATTTATAGGTAGCAGGGGTCCGGGTTATGTAAACTTTATATCTAGTTTAACAAGTCAAATAGCCACAGGAATTAAAAATGTCGGTGGTTTTTTAGCTCAAATTTATCAATCAGTTGCAAGCATAGGTGCACCAGTATTTAGTTTATTTGATAAAGATGGTATATCTGCTGATGGTAGATTAAGATTATCTGACATTATTGCTGGACTAGGATCAGCTGTATTAGGAGCAGGTATATTTAGAGCATTACAAACAGGTTCAAAAACTGTTATAACAGCTACTGTTGGTTCATTAATGCAGGGTACAATAGGTAAGTTAACAGGATTTATAAAAGGTGTTAGTTTTATTAGTTTAATTTTTAGCGGTCTTAGTATTGCAAATATATTTGAAACCTCTGGTATAAAAGCTGGAATTATTGCGTTAGCTGACTTTATGATAGCAACTATATTCGCATCATTAGGTGCAATATTAGGGGGGCTAGCTACGGCAGGTTCTCCAATAGGTGTAATACTTGGAGGTGTTTTAGGTGGATTAGGATATCAAAAGTTTATATCACCTAGAATATTTGGCGGTGATGGGGGTATGAGAGCTCCGGGTTCGTTTATTGCGGGTGATAGTGCACCAGCACCACCAGCTAGAGCTGAAACATATGATCGTGCTTTAGCATTTCCTGTGTCGGATAC